GATCTCCCGCAGTACATTCCCTTCATTTGATGCATTTGACCTTAAAAAAATGATATAAATACGTATTTATAAGTCTATACGTATTTATTTGTAATTAAAGTATGAAAGTCACGAAAGTCATTATTCACAATAACGTGTACGACATCACCACTTTCATACCGGAACATCCCGGTGGGACTGCCGTTTTTTCATCTGGCGAAGGCGAAGGCGAATGCTGCGATTTTACAGAAAAGTTCAATGCGGTCGGGCATTCCGAATACGCCGTCAACCTGCTTGAAAATTATAAAGTCCATGAACTGTCGGAAGACGACCCACGATTTCGACGCGATTGTAGGCTCGAGTACAACAAAACCAAAATATCCAAACTTATCACGCACGAAGACAAATTCCATATTCACAAGTTCATGGGCGTCGCATCTTTGTTGAACTACTTTTATCTATTTTTCGACTGCTTTTATAGCGGAGCAACAGCGACATTGACGCTTCGACGTGCGGATTATCCCGCATTCATTGCACTCACATGGATACACACGGTGTTGTCCCTTTCGGCACTGCAGTTCCTCATTCCAAGAACGCGCACCGGTATTTTACCGATGATTTGGCAAGAGTTTCGCGCGCATTCCATTATTTTCGCGGTGCGCAGTTTTCTCATTATAAACCTCCTGTATCTGAATCTGCATCTAAATATAAGCAGTTGGCTCATTCGCACAGCATGCGTGTTGCTCGCAATGAAACTCGCCGATATCAGCACGCACTACTTGCGCGAAAACCGAAAAGAGACTACCACCGCGACCATGCCGTACTGGAGTGACTGCAACCCGCGCCTGCAAGCCAGTATAAAGTACTTTTACACGCATTCGCAGTTCATGGCTACAATCACGTGCCTTTTTAGCGACGCGCCCTACATTTTGGCCGTGGCATTTCCGATTCAGATTGCGTCGTTTCTTATGACACTCGTTCGTAAAAACATCATATCCGCATTTTGGTACCACGCGTTTTACGCGGGCAGTTTACTCACCGTTTATCTTATCAACGCGGCAGATACCGCGCTGTATCCAATTTGCGCGGTTGGGGTCGGGTTGATTCATTTGCGCGTGAACGTTAAGCTGAACAAGTATGTGCTATGGACGCTGGTTTCCGTGATAGGCGGGCTCTTACAAGAACCGCCGCAACCACAACTCGTTTTGTATATTGGACTCATGGTAGTGTTTCCGTTGGCTACGGTTTACGCGTATCATTTCAAACCGTTCACGCTAGAACCGTCAACCATATTTGGGTTGTGGATTACTGGTTACACGTTTGACACACACCATGAGCGCCAAGAGTCGAACCATCGTGTCGTTTCAAATACTGTATCGTCTCCAACATTCAACCGCATTGTCATTCAGCTGTGCGAACCCAACATCAACTACAAACCGGGCATGTACTTCAACCTGTATTTCAACACCCAAAAACGACCGTACACTCCGGTCGAAGTACAGGCTGACGGTGTCGCAAACGTTAGCGCTACGTTTCTCATTAAGCACGTTACCGGCGGAGAAGTGTCGCCGTTGCTATGCGAAAAGTATTGTCCGGGACGAACCGTGTTTGTAAAGGGTCCGTTCGGGCGCAAGTATTATGACCCCTCACCAAACGTGCAAGCATTCGTGTGCGACGGGCAACCCGTTCGGTCCAAAGTCATTATCATGTGCTCGTGCGGTTCGGGAATTACTCCGTTGTACGCTATGGGAATGAGCTGGTTGCAATCACATCACAAGTCGCAGCAGCAAGAGCTGCATTACTTGTCATCCTACCGACATCAAGACGACGCGGTTTTGCGGATACCATCATCCGTAAGTTGCGTGCGCGAACGTCTGTTCATTTCAAGTGAAAATACCCGACTCTCTCCGGGAGCATTGATTGACTACCTCGGCGACATAGTCGATAACCGAATGCAGTATAAGGTAAGCGACATTGCGGTGTTTATTTGCGGAACGAAACAGTACTGTGAAATGGTGAAAGAAACATGTTTCATATACAGTGAAGCCATTCCGTGCTACGAATGGTAGAGGTAAGGTAATAGACATAAAATGACATAAAGACACGCTGGACCTTACCCTTAACTTAAAATGAATTTTTTTAACTTGAATGCGCCATATAAAAGCGCAGCAACATCATCGTCTTTGGAAAAGGTGGATTATGCCGCAATGATTGACTTCCAATTTATCAGCGAGAACCAGGCGTGCGAGTGCATTGCATCAACCTCAGTGTACAATCACCTGTGCAGCGCAAAACAAACCATTGAAACGTGCGACCCCGACGACTGGGACGAAATGAAGAAAGTAACCAATCCGTACGAATACATTCACACCGCGGTCCCAGGGCACAAGTATCCGGTTAGTAAATTAAAACCTCTCTCACGCTCTTTCTATAAAATGATTGAAATCATAAAACAATGCAAGCTGTTACCATCATACCGGATGCCTTTTTCCAGTACTACAGCCTTGACCGACTATCATGCACCTTATCATCATCACAAGTATTACAACAAACACGGGTCCGGATACGGGTCAGGATACGGGTCAGGATACGGGTCCGGGTATGGGTCCGGGTCCGGATACGGTTACGGAAGAGGCGGCGGATACAATAAGCGATACTACCACGCAAATTCCGGAAACGGGTTTTACAAGCATGTTGAAACGGATGAGTCGTCCGACGCAAAGGTATCCGGTCCCGATTCCGATGCGGCAGTTGTTAACGGAACCGGAACAGACCCGGGTATTCGGTCGTTCCATTTAGCAGAGGGTCCGGGCGGGTTCATTGAAGCGCTCTGCTACCTGCGCGCAAATCCAAACGACACGTACTACGGAATGACGCTGGTAGATGACGCTCCCAACAGCGCGTGCCCGGGATGGAAAAAGAGCCGGCTCTTTTTGGAAAAGAATCCGTGCGTGAAGCTGGAATACGGCAAAGACGGCACAGGCAACTTGCTTTCGCTTGACAATTACTTGCACTGCTGCGAAAAGTACCGCCACTCCATGGACATGATTACCGCCGACGGCGGGTTTGACTTTTCGTCCAATTTCAACCACCAGGAAGTGCTTGCGCAGACGCTGGTGGTTTCGGAAGTGCTGTACGCGCTGTCCCTTCAAAAACCGGGCGGAACCTTTGTCCTCAAAATATTCGACACTTTTACCCGCGTCACGGTGGACATTATTCACTTGCTGGCCGGATTTTACTCGGACGTCATTATTACCAAACCCAACACGAGCCGTGTGGCCAATTCTGAAAAGTACATTGTGTGCAAGGGGTTCAAACTGGTGGTGCAAGACGGCGGTTCCGATTACCAGTTGATAAGCGTATTTCGAACTTTTTTTGAGAAGCTGGCATTAACGACAACAACGACGAAAGGGTCCCCAATACCAAGTTCAGGAATTGGCGCCATTCTTCGTTCGCGCGATTTTCACAAATTGCATATCATTCACCGTATTGAGGAAGTGAACGCCGTTCTGGGACAGCAGCAAATTGAGAACATTATCAACACGGTGGCGCTGGTACACGGCAAACCCACGGACCGCGTTGACGTTTACAAAAAGGCACACATTCAAAAGTGCGTGGACTGGTGCGAACGATACAATATACCGTACAACAAACACTCCATAACAACAAACACGTTTATGAACTCGAACGCGAATGCGAACGCGAACGCGAATGCGAATTCGGCAATGTAATAAACATTCAGAAAACAGAAAAAAAATTGAAATGTTTTTTCAATATGCCAACTCTTTGATTGCAGTATCAGTATTAGTATACAATGGAACCTGTATCGGTTGAATCATCCCCTCGAGTCGTACCCATTCCCATTCCCGGAGCTCCAAGAAAACAACCTCCTCCTCCTGCTGTCTTCATGCGTCATGACCGTGAGTCCGACCCCTTGAACTTGGATTTGGACTTGGACTCGGACTCGGACTCGGATTCTTACGCATCACTTTCACCCATTTCCAGTTCACCGGTACGTCGTCGGCTAAACTTTCATCCAAACCCATCTCAACCTCAACCTCAACCTCAATTTCAAATGGAAGAATCAGAATCATCAATTGGCGACTGCAACGTTTGTTACGACGCACTTCCATTACGAGCAAATCACGTGTTCACTCCATGCGGTCACCTGTTTTGCGTGAAGTGCTTCCTTCGTTGGTCAGACAACTCACTGAAGTGTCCCATGTGTCGAAGAGAAGTAGCTTCATTCGACCACGAGTTAGACCAAGGTTTTGACCAAGGTTTAGAGCCAGAGTACACCTACTCGTATTTGCACATCGAAGAAGATGCCGAGTTGGTGGCGGATACCAGCTTTGAAATGCAAACTGACCCTGCGCATGGCGACCGCATTTCAGGTATTACGGACGAGGAACTCGAGCTGATTCAGTACCATCGGCTGGTGATTTCGTGCATATTTCTAAGAAATCGGTTTCACGAGACGTTATTTTCAAGAACCACTTGGGGTGGTAGGGTTCAACATACGCTTATACCCAAATCGGAGTGGTTGCAAATGTGGGAAAATGTGCCGCTGTACACGCAGCGCGCTCCAGCTCAAATGTTTGAGTTCGTTCTACGTCGCAATTCGCAAAGCGTCGGATACCGCCGACCCAATGAAGAAATCAATACGTTCGGGTACATTATAAATCCCGGTTCAATGACGGTTGACGAAGAGGAAGGGTCGCAACTGTCCTTTGCATTTGATGTCATGGTGGTGACTCCTACAGTTCCCCTCGGGTACCACAACATTATTGAAGGGCAAGTTGAAACTACCCTGCTTACCATTCCATTCGAAGACATTCGCCGCTTGTATTATGTGACTTCAGTTGAAGAATAAACTTTGAAGTCTTGAAACCTTGAACCCTTGAATCCCAAAAAAACGAAAAATGAAAAAATGAAAAAATGAAAAAACATAAAAAAAAATAACTTAAACCTTTTTTTTTATAGTAAACGGAGCACCAATGGCCGAGTGGTCTAAGGCGGTGGACTTAAGCCCCACTATCTCAGGATGCGCAGGTTCGAACCCTGCTTGGTGCAAATAAGTAATTGATATATTAAAATAAAAATGTTTCAAACGGTTTCAAAATGAAATTGAAACAAAATCAAAAAAAAATTGAAACATTTTTATATTTGAGTTTTATATGAATGCAGTGATTCGATTCAATATGAGCATGAGCATGAGCAGCAACCTCAATATTACAAATTCAAATTCAAATTCAGATATGGTTACCCCCGGAACCCCGCGCCCGTCAATTTACGGGCCAGTCGGGCCAGTCGGGTCATTCGGTGGATGCGGTGGTGGTGGAGTGAGCATGGGAGGAATGACTCGATTCGACGCTCGACAGAACCGCCATAAAAAATACGTGTACCGGTTCCCTACAAAATCAAAATTCGGCGGCGGTGGCGGCGGTGGCGGTGGAACGTCGCTGCGGGTATGTTTCAACCCGAAAACCCAGGAAGCCATTTCAATTCTTGAGAAAAATGTGGTGATGCCACCGGTTACAGATATGCCGCGCGACGATGTTACCATGTTGGTTGAAGCGCTGCGCCGGTGCCGTATCGCCGTGGATGTTTCAACCTCGTTGAGTCCCTTGGTTCTCCAGACGTTGCGCGACGAGGCGATACAAGCCGAACAAGATGCGAAGCATAAACTTGATGCCATTGTGTATGCATTCGCAAAAGATGACTACGAAACGTGTAAGTTGAAACACAATTTGGCGACCTTGTGGAAAGACGACTTGGTGGCTGAAATGCGCCGCGTGAATGGAATGGGACCACGCAGCGGTGGCGACTCAAATTGGCCGACCCAACATGCGCGATTATCGGTTTCATCGCGAGTCATTCTTCGGGACATTTTGTCGAAAGAAACACTGGACCGCACCTTTGTGTCGTTGCGTGCACTGTCGTCCGCGGTGGTATCTGAAGTGTCCGAATTCTTGAAACTCCCCGCGCGCGATGCGGACAGGAAACTCGTCGTTGAACAAATCAAGGCGTCGTATGCCGAGTACCTGCGAAAAAGAAAACATGCCGCCAAAACGCAGTAACACGAAAGACACAGTAAGACGAAAGACGCAGTAAGACAAGGTAAGACAAGGTAAGTATTTTTTTTTTCATTTCTTTACAGTATTATTACGCGTATTATGCTTCTTCTTATTACGCGTTTTATGTTTAACCTTAACCGAATTTGAATCTGAGGCCAAACCTGAAGCTGAAGCCGAATCTGAAGCCGAAAAACCCAATCGGCTTTTTTTTAATGTTTTGAATATTGCATGCTTCTTTCGTCGTTGTCGTCGGATAGAACCGCCAACACGAGCAGCAGGAAGACGAGGCGCAGCAGCAGGAAGACGAGGCGCAGCAGCAGCAGTAGCAGCAGCAGGAGGAGCAACACGAGGCACAGCAGCAGCAGCAGCAGCATCAGTACGAGCGTCTGGACATGAGTTCACTTGTGTTGCAAAATTCATAGTCTGTTTTGAATCTTCATCGAACGTTTCTTCAGGTCGAATACATGCAAATGTACAATATTTTATATTGTCGGGTGTAAGGTTTGAAAATTCGGTAAATAAATCTTTAATTCCAATTAGTCTGCTAATTCCTTTGGGAGTTCGTATAATTGCAGGGTCATAATTAAGTTTTTGCGCGTCCCATCCGGAAGTATGAGTTGTTGTTGTATCGCGCTCATACTTAAAAAAACGTAATAATTCATTGATTGAGTCATTTATATAAAATCCTTGCTTTATTGTTCTCAAAATATAATCTTGTTGTTTTTTTGTTTCACTCCTATTCATACTACCAGCCATAGCAGTCGCTAATGTAAATGTAGTGTCTCTACCAGAAAAAACTTTCCCCGCAGTAACAGGGTCACTACATGTTTGTATTGCCATATTATCATCGTAATATTCATTAGTTTTACCTTTAATGATTGGTTTAATAGTACCATTAGTACCATTATAAAACATGCAATATTTTCCATCATTCCAGATTTCATTCGGGTTTTCTCTACCTCCCATATCACATATAATCAAATTACTATTACTATTATTAGCTTGATTTTGTATTTTTAAATGAATAAATAAATGTCCTCTTGACGATTCTGGATTGTTTGGGGTAGGCATTATGTGTTCTACATGTTTACGAAATGTTTCAATACGTATACACATTTCATTAAAAGCGTTTATTTTGTCTGTAAATGTGTGGTGACTATTTTCCAACACACTATTAGCAGCACGTGTATATTGTGTAAACTCTTCGGGAGCAAATTTACTCGAGCCGTTGGCGTCGGTGTATTCAAGGCGGGCATTCGCGGAATAATTTTCATTATACATCTCATATACGCCGGATACACTTACTGAACAGTTTTTTTTGATAAAATCTTCTATTGCCAAGTGTGTAATGCCCGGCACATCAAATAGGTCTGCAGTATTTTTTTCTATTATACTTTTAAGATTAGCGTAGTCACGTATTGTTTGTATAGCTCGTTGAGCATCGTCATCAATAACTATACGTCTTGCTCTATTAACTGATTGGGTGTACAATTCAAATAAATTTACATCTACATGACTATCACCACTCTGTTGAATACTCTCCAATCTACGTTTAATTATACCTTTATGCTGTGTAGATATTGGTTCAAAATTTGCAGAATATTGACTCTCGATTGCTTGAATTACTTGGTCAACCGTCTTTTTACGTTTCCCTAACAATGTATATGTTTTTCCTGAACCCGAGTATCCATAACCGAAAATAACTACAGTTTTTGAGTCGGTAGTTAAAGGTTCCAACGCAGTTTTTATACCCGAGTCATTAAATTTATCAAGATTTGTTTTACTATAATCAAATGTACTTGTGAATGGACCCCATGTGGTGCTTTGGGCTTGACCGTGACTATATGTAACTGTTTTGTCATCTTTAAACTTAAAATTACCATTATTAGTGCCACCACCTTTCATTGCAATGAATGTTCGAATTTTCGTACCAAGGCGTTCATTTATACTTTGAATACCATCACGAACCCTATTATACACGGCATCATCCATTTGTCTTATACTTGGAAGAACATTGGTTAAATCTATCACTTCTTGGCGTAGTTGGGCTTTCGTTGCGTCACTAATAGGCGCAGCATCTATTTGTGAAGGAAGACCGTCTAGTTGTTGTCTAAAGTTACCTATTGCGCGGTCGAGTGATTGTTGGCGTGCCGCGTGTTCATCTGCCTGTTCTCGTTCTCGTTCTTCTCGTCGCTGTGCTTCTGCTTGGTGTAGCAACCGGGTTATTTTGTCGTCAAGTTCTCTTATAGCAGCATTTATACCATTGAATGATTCTGCATTTGGCATACCTTGAATACGAGTTGATATAGTATCTGCTCCTCGGTTTAAATTCGCTTGTTGGTCTTCTCCAAGGTCTCTAGTAATCTTATCTCGAACATGGCCTAAACTTCCAGTTAGGGTCTCTTTTAAAATGGCTAAAGCATCAGCAATCTCGCGTTGTTGAGTTTGCGCTTGAGCTTCTGCCTCTTTTCTTGCATCTTCTGCCCGTTGAGTTGCCTCTTGTGCCTCTTTTCTTGCCGTTTCTGCTGCAGCTTGTTGCTCAGCAAGTTTTTGTTGTGCCTCTTGTTGTGCTCTTGCTGCCGTATTTGCTTTTGATTTGAATGCTGCAGACCTTATTGCACTTACAAATTTTTGTTGTTTAAATTCTTCACTCGCGCGTTCTGCCTCTTCTGCCCGTTCAAGTGCATCTTGTTGTGCTCTTCGTGCCTCTTCTGCTGCTTCTTGTTGCTGGTGAAGTTGTTTTTCAAGTGCTGCTCGTTGGTCTGCAGTAGTATTTCCATTTTCTTTTGCTTGTTTAAGTTGTGTCTCTAATTCTTGTACTCTTTGTCGTACTGCTTCTACCTCGGCGGCCGCCTGTTGTCGTTCCGTTTCTGCCGCTGCTGCCTGTTTTACGGCGGCTTGTTCTGCATTTTGTTGTGTTTTTTGTGCATTATCATTGGCAGCGTCTAGTTCTCTTTGTACTCGTGCAATTTGTGTTTCAAGGTCTGCATTTTGGTTTCCTGTAATACCTACATGTTGTCGTAAATCTGCCAGTTCGGCAGTGAGTCTTTGTTGCTCGATTGCAGCCGCTTCTGCAGCAACTTGTGCATCTTGTGCTTGCTGGTCAAGTTGCTTTCGAAGGGCTACGTTGGCTGCTTGTACCGCTGTTTTGTCGGCCGCAGCCTTTCGTACCGCTTCCTCTAATTGTTGCTTTAAAGTTGCTACCTGTTCTTCAGAAAGCCCTTGTTTTTCAGCTAACTCCTGTTGTAATCGTTTGACTTCAGTATCCGATTCGGCAGCTCGGGCAGTTGCTTCAGTTGCTTCTTGTTGTGCAGCAGTTATTTGAGCTCGTGCCGCAGCTGCCGCATTTCGTTCCGCATCTCGTTCTCTTTCTGCATTTTCAGCCATTCTTAGACGTTCTTGTTCCACTTCAGCTTCTTTTTCAATGACCCTTTGTTGCGCCGTTTCACTTGCAGCTCGTGCCGCTGCTTCCGCAGCTCGTGCCCTTTGTGCCTCATCTGCCGCAGCTCGTGCATCTTGTTGTGCCGTTTCTAACTGAGATTTAAGGCTTTGTATCTGGACCTCAGTTAAAGTTTCAGTATTAGTTAGTTGGTCTTTTAACTCTGCGACATGAGCTTGTGCCTGTCGTTGTGCCCTTTCTACCGCTATTACTCGAGCTTCTGCCGCAGCTCGTGCCGTTGTTGCCTCTTGTTGTGCCGCTGCTACATCAGTTGCTGCCTGTTGTTGTGCCGCTACTGTATCAGCTTTTGCTTGTTTAAGTTGTTGGTCAAGTTGGTGAAGTTGGTTTTGTTGTTCATGGTTTTGTTGTTGTGCTAAGCCCAACTGCTGTCGAAGCGGCGTGAATGCATTTCGTAAACCTTGGTTTTCATCTGTAAGGGCCTCTATACGTTGTCGAGCTTGTTGTAATTCTTGAGTCAGACGTGTATTTATAGCTATATTGTCTTGCAGTCGAGTTCCAAGTTGGGTATTTATATGTTGCAATTGTTGCCATGCATGAAAATTATCAGTCCACCCGCGTATTGCATTTCCCAACTCGCTAGTCAAACGAGTAACTTCTGATTCTAAGTTATCATTACCACTTTTTAACTCATCGACTTCACTTAAAACTTTTGTCAACTCCTTTTGAGATGCTTTATAATTGTATTCCAATATGGCAATTCGCAACATATTTCCTATACCGCGCATTATATCCGGAATGCCTCCTTCTTTGGGTTTCGAATCGGGGTTCGATGCCATTCTAATATATTCTATATTCTATACAATTCCGATTACAATATACAATATAAAAAAAGAAACATTTGAATGTAAATGTAAATTTCAAAGTTATGATTCTGATTCTAAAAGGCTTTTCATGCGTAATCTTCCTCTGTCATTTCGTATTGTTCCACAACTAACGATTTCATCGGCCCAAACTTGGTGGGTTTTTCAATCGTTTCCTTATACTTTTTTTTCTCATCGTCGGGAACGGCAAGTCCGGGAAATATAACCGGAATTTTCGAAGGGTACAACAATTGTTCTAAATTCCGAATCACAATTTCTTTTTTTTCGTTCATCGGCGGATTCACACAATCCACATCCACTTTAGATGCCGATGCCGGACGGTACAATACTTGATGCATTTCAAAATAACTTTGCGGAATCAAAAACGACGGGTACGTTCCCAACGGAACTTTCGTCATGCGTCTCATTCGATTCACCATATCTTCCGCTTTTGCCTCGTCTATGTCGTCGTCACCTTTTTCTTCTTTTCCTTTTTCTTCTTTTCCTTTTTCTACTCCTTCTTCTTTGTCTTCTTTTACTTTTGCTTTTACAGCCTTTTTGATTGTAGCCGTACACGCCACATCATCCGCCTCATTCCTTGATTTCGTAAACCGAATACCCGATTTATCCGTTACGGGCTCGGGAGGGTCAAGCAGTAATCCCAGTAATTTTTTGAATTTACTTTCTTCTTTTTTCTCTTCTTCGGGTTTCTCTTCGGGTTTCTCTTCTTCCTTTTTGGTATCTCCTTCTTTTTTCTCTTCGGGTCCATCACCACCACCCGTCTGTTCGTCCAGCGCATCTTTGATTTTTTCCTTCGTGGTCAGAATCATATTGTCAAACATGTTTTGAATATCGATTTTCTTTTGTAAGCAGCTCGCCTGTGAAAACATGGGAGCATCCTTGACCATTTTATCGGCGTTTTTTTTATACGCGTCGCTTCCTTTGACGGAGTCGTCGTACCCTTTTTTTTCAAGTAATACAAACTGTTGGTTTTTCTTGCCGTTGCTCATATATTTGGTAACCAGTTTTGCGCCTTTCAATTCGTACACGTATATGCGCAACTTGTAATCTTCCAGTTTCAGCCGTTCGCGTTTGATATTGCTTTCAATCTCTCGAATTCCATCGTCCATCTTTCGAATATCTTCGTCCAGTTTTTTTATAACGGCTTTCACGCTCGGAACGCTGCCGCTGCTCGCGCTACTCGTAAACCCATACCCAGTTCTGTCACGTCCCTCCAGTTCATACTTCTTCGCTTTCCATTTATCAAGCATATCTTTACTCACTCGATATAGTTCAAGTTGCGCTGGTGTTGCTGTTGCTCGAAGTGTTTCTATTTTTGCGGCTAGAGCAGCTGTTCCCATTGACGACAACGGGTTCGTATGTCGGAAAATATCGGTTATGATTCGTTTTTGTTCGTCAATAATATCATTGTCCAGTTTTGTAATTCGAGCTTCGACATCTTTTAATTTTTTTTCATTTGTAGCTTTTTCTCGCTCTCTCTCTTTTTTATTATTTTCTTGTTTTGTTTTATCCGACTCCAAACTGGCTATTTTTTGTAAAATCGACTTGACTTCCGAATTTTCTTTTCCATATTGCAACTGATTGATTTCAGAAACGACCTTTTCACGTTCTGCTAGTTTTTCCTTCTCTGCATCTCGAGCCTGGTTATATTCATCTCGAGCTTTTTCAACCGCATCTCGGGCTGCTGTGATTGCGGGTGGTACTGCTGGTATTGCAGCTACTGCAGTTGCATAGTCATTTTTTTTTTGAATCCATTCTTTTTCTGCATCGACTCTTTTCGGTTTGAAATTGGCGTCTATCTCATCTTTTAACTGTTTCGCTTGCGTTTCCTTTTCAAAAACGAGAGTGTCTCCAGCCTCATATTTTTTTTTAATGCCGGCACTTGGTCCGTACGACAGCTCATCCAAATTGTATGTGTCCAAGTAGTAGCTTTGCGCAACAACCACCGGTTTGCCGGCAACGGTGGTTTGAATCCTGTCTTTTTTATTGCCTGTAACAATAATCCGGTTTTTTTGAAACAGCGTATTCACGATAAACACAATGTTATTATTCACCATTTTTATTTTATCATCGGCGGATACCGGACTCTTTGGTGCAAGACGGTCGTCGCCGCCTTTTTTTATAAGCTCCCTCGCAAACTGCATGTACTCTAAAAACATTTTCTTTTCCACAAATACCAGCGCCGGGTTTCCAACCGCGGTTTTGTAGAGTCGAAAATACTTATCAAATATGTACGCCACGTTGTGCGTGTCGGGCAAGTAAATAGATAGTCGTGGAGCGCTGGATGCGCCAAACCCGGACCCTGAAGGCGCAGACGGTATATCCAACATGTAAGGTTTGAAATCAATGTCCTCTTTTTTGGAATAGTTAATTACAGCGTCTTTGAATTTGATTACGAGTTGGGTTTGTTCTATGGCGGCATCTTTGGACGACGATGATGATGACGATGACGATGACGGATACATTTTTTTCTGTTTCTACTTTCTACTTTCTGTTTTTATTTATTTATTTTTTATTTCTTGTTATAATCTTTTACGCGAGTTCAAAAAAGTTATGTTTTTTAAGCAACGCTTCGTTCTTTTCGCGTTCTTTTTGCCGTTTTGCTTTTTCTAAAACTCCGATAGCCCGGTTGATTTCCACATCCGAGACGAACTCCGTGCTTTTTTTAACTTCGCCGGTTTCTTTGTTGCGTTCGCGGATGTGTTGCGGCAGAATGCAGTACTCGCTCTCCTCGTTTGTCAAGTGGTCGGCAATGATGATAAAGCACGCGGTAATAATGAGCGAGTAATAAATGTTGCGCGTGCCCATCCACGCAATTGCAAACACCAAAATCTCCTTTTTCAAAATGTGTTTCAGGTACTCTTCCGTAGATTCGCTCAAGTTAAGCTGCACGTACTTGGACCCCACGTTCATTATGAGCATGACCAACCCTGCAAAAATGGCGCTGTTGTTCAATTCCGAAACGTAACCGTGCACCGACGAAAACGGCGACGCGCTTTCGGGTACAATCGAAATTCCAGGGAGTCCGGCCCCGCCTTCTTTTTCTTTTTCTTTTCCCTTTTGTCTTTGGGTTTTCATGGTATTTGAATGTTTGATTATTATAGGTTTTAATGTTTTAATTTTAATGTTTCGATTATATTAACTGACTAGAAAATAAAACGAGAAACGTACAAAACAAAAGACAACATAAATAAATAAATAAATAAATAAATAAATAAATAAATAAATAGGCAAATGGGTTCAGCTGACGTGTCCCATACGTTACTCATTATATTGGGATTTGTGGGGCTTTTAGTTGCAGCAGCAGTTTCTGTGGGAATAAGAGAAATTGAAAAAAATTGGCCGAAGCATCGATGCAACCCGGGCGTCATGTTGGCCGCTGGGTTTTTCGGATACGACACGCAAGAAAACTTCATGTACTGCATTCAAAACACGCAGTCCGGGTACATGAAGTACTTGATGGTGCCGTTCAACTACATGTTCACCCTGGTTGGAAACGTCGCGAACCAGCTCGTGAAGAACATTCAAAGCATTCGCCAGTTCATTAACAAGTTGAAAGAAAAAATCCTGCGGGCCATTCAGGACGTTATGGGCGTGGTGTTCAACGTCATTATAACGTTTCAAAAAATCATGATAAGCATGCGCGACATGATGAACAAGTTGGTGGGTATTTTTGTAACGGTACTGCACCTCATGTTGGGTTGCATGTGGACCATAAAGAGCATGTGGGACGGTGTAGCCGGAACGCTGGTACGGTCACTTGGAACGGCATAATTTATTAAAACTTAAACCCAAAAAAAAATAAAACTTAATCTTGTCTTGTAAAACAAAACCATAAAACAAAACCATAATTTTAAAACGTTAGAAAAATAAAAATTAAAAATAAATTCAAAGTATAACATAAACTAATCAATGTGTATCCATGTCCGACGATACAACCAAAAGCGATAAAAGCGATGCATCCGCATCACCCATTTCACCAGAAAAGTTGATTCATCGCGTGACAAACATGTACAACAAGGGCGGATTTTCAGAACGGTATGGTACGGACATGATTATCACAAACGCTGTAATTTTAGCGAGTTTGGTGGGTGTCACGTATTTTGTTATGGACGCAAACATGACGCGCGTGAAACAAACGTGGCGAACGCAGCGATGTAAACCGTTCATTATGCCACTAGCGGGATTAATCAACGCACCACAAGACGTGGATAAGTCCGAGTACACGAGTCAAAACTTCAACTTTTGCATTTCGGAAATGTTCAAGGCGGTATTTGACAACGTGGTGTCTATTTTTTACTACATGGTTGCAACTGTGACAAACGTGTTTAAAAAGTCATTGGAAGCGGTTCATCAGTTTCGGCTGTTTTTCAATCGACTCAAAGAACAGTTTATGAAATTTGTTATCCAAACGCTGCAAAGCATTGTGAACTTCATCATCCCGTTTATAAACATTCTCGTAAAGTTGCGGGACATGATGAAAAAAATGGAGGGCATATTCCTTACCATTATTTACGCGTTGGGTGGCGCTTATATGACCTTAAGAAGCTTGTTTGGAAACATACTCACGCTGTGCATCATTATTATTGTGGTACTGCTGGTGATTTTAATCATCATGTGGGTAGTGGTGGCACTAACGTGGTCGATTCCATTTTTAATTCCATTCCATCCGCCCATTCTCGCTGCCGCAATTACATTCACTGTCACCACGCTGGTCATCCTGATTCTTTTTACAATTGTTGCCGTGTTTTGCGGGATGGTGTTTAAAACAAACACATCGGTACCCAAACCCAAAGGAAATGCGCAATCAAAAATGAGCGAGCACCAAAATGCTTAGCTGCGGTTTTTATATTTTATTCGCTTGCCTTGAATCCGTTACTAGTAATGTACGAATAAATGCCGTCGCGTTCCGCAAAACATGCGTTATGATACTTTTTTCCATTGCAGCCCGTGACTTCCAACATCTCGGGCGGACACGTGAGGGTGTAATTGGCCGCTTTTTTGATGCACACGTCAAACGGCGGAGTGGTGTCTTTGTTTTCAACCAGCGCCTTTCTGTCTGCGTTTCTAAATTTGTCCAGCGACAGCATTGACTTGATTCCGCCCGTAAACTCGTCCCATGTGTCAACGCATTCGTCGTCCTCATAACTTTTTTCAGCGGTTTCCCAGTTGGACATCATGCCTTCGCACGCCGGATTTACTACCGTGTGTTCAACCGCGGCAAGCACGAACAAAAACAATCCGATGCAAAGTAAAAGGTAAATTCGATTGACCACCATAACTATAATTGTATAAATTGTAAAAATTGTAAACTGTAAACAATAATCAAGCCTTCATATTATTGTTTTCGATTTTTTTTTTGGTAATATGTGGATTTGGTATTTGGGTCCGCGTATTTACCCCGCGTTATGCTGATTCAAGTACGACGCTTTAATCTTCATCATGGTTTCGCGGTCGGGTGGCTGAAGCGCCTTTCCCGCTTCCCCGCCAAACACATTGGGATACTTGGACGTGACGTACGGGTCGTTGTCTCCTGCCTGGTCAATTAGACGGGTAATTTCGCTTATTTGTTGCGGCGAAATCACGCTGTCGTACCGGCTGGAAGCGGCCGACGCTTTGGCATTGATGCTGTGCAATCGAAACGCGCCCATGCCGGGGCCGTCCCCGGGTCCCATTCCGTCGTCGTATTTTTCGCCGCCGTCGGCCACATCAATTCCGGCAACGTGGGATGTGCTGGGACACAAGCCGCCTTGCAAATTCGTTGGACTGGGACGAATGTTGTAAACGGACTCGCCTTGCGCGTTGATAGAGTGCTGTAAAAACAAAATGGGGCACTTGATGCCCTGACTTCGCAGCCATTCAATGAATTCAATGTACTCTTCTAAATTGTCGAAGCGGATAGGGTTGACGCCCGGGATTGTGGCAAGATTCGTGTTGTGCAAATAAAGCGTGGTCCCTTTTTGGATAAGCAAATTCGGGCACCGTTTTTTTGAACCACCGTCATCGGGTATACCTGAAGCGCTTGAAGCGCCTGAAGTGCTTGTGATTGAAGCGCCCGATTCAAATCCTTCCCGAGCCCGAACATTCAGTCGTCCGCTTCCGGTAACATATGCACCAACTAAAAACACGATAAAAATGAAAAAAAGTTTTACATTATCGCTCAAGTTGTTCAACATTCTATCTATCTTGCTTGCTAATTCTAACTCTTATTATCTTATTATACTATGTTAAATTTTAATTTTTTAAATTTGAATTTAAAAAATTAAAAACAAACTAACGCTAACAAACAACAGAATATTCTAAAATCGTCGAACGCGTCGAATCGCGGTATAGGACGCATTGTGCTCGTCGCCTCCTGCACTGGTGTCGTTGTAGTTTTTGTTCACGGCCTGCTGTTTGCGAAACGCAATGTAGTTGGAACTGTCGTACACGTACTTGGGGTTGCAACTCGCGGATTGGATGTTCGTGCCGTCATCTTGTGCACGAACACGGCCCGCAGATGTTTTCCAAGCGCCCGCAATGCTTTGCTTCACGCCGTTGACCTGGTTGGGTCCGCCGGACGAGTAGTTCATGCGAGCCAAGTAGTCGCCGGCATTATTCACCGCTCGAAACGGGGTAATTGCGCGTTTGTACGTGTTGATGCTGGGTTTCACGTTGACGTTGCTCCAAGCTCGGCGAAGCGTGAACCGAAGCGTTTCGCCCTCAGAGCTTTTATTCAGGGCTCCATTATAATAAGTTGCCATATTGATTTGATTTGATTGGTTGATTGAATGTTTGCTTATATTGTATACATGTACAAAAAAAATAAAACGGGCTTACAAAACTCCAAAACTCTAAAAAAATGTAAATCCAAAAAAAATAACTTCACCCCTGAAACCTGCATATGGGACACGTCTGATGACTAGTTAGCCAGTTTGAAATACATGCGGTATGAAACTTGTGACCGCACACGAGCATGGACCATGCCAATGATGACTGCGACGCTCCTTCTAAACAAATGCAGCAGCATTCATGTTCGTATTCAGAAGGGGGGTGGTCGCAATGTTGAGCTCGAAACTGAATAGGTATCATTGCTACATGACGTGCTACGTGATGACGTGGATGCGGATGTGGATGCAGAGGCGGCGTTCCAATTCTACAACAGTAAATAGAAATCAACAAGCCCACTGAAAAAATTCCAGATACCGTGTAAATTAGCGTTAGTCCTAAAATGTGTATTTTAAAAATCGTTTCGCCTGCTGTACACGTGTTTATAAATTCGAACCGGGGAGGGAATGTGAATATAAAGTACCCAACTTTTAACACCAGTTCAACAACTGAAAAAACAAGTCTTGATTTAGGCAGCAGTGCCATTTTCCACGCTTGAAACTCGTGCGCCGTATAAAATGATGTGCCGTACCGTTTATAATGGCAGTACTCGTATCGTGCGCTGTTAGCGGTGGATATGGCCATGGTTACCAGCATCGACATGTAATAAAAATAAAAACTTGACCCTGTGCACCAAGTTAGCGTGTTTGCGTACACAATACCCCCCAGTAGTTTCAAACCCACATACATTTTCGAAAATAACCGAGTGTCGTTATATACAAACGGTACAAGTTGCAGTTGCGGTTGCGGTTGCGGTTGCGGTTGCGGTTGCGGTTCCAAGGTCATATTTTCACTCGCTTCAAATATATAGTCCACTGCGTAGTCCATACTTCATATCATAATACCAATATACATTCGTCATGAATTTGTATTTATTTCATTTGAACATAGAATAGATAAATGTTTCAAATAACATTCAATAAGGTGAAACCGAATGCTGTAAAACCGACTTTCATTCGTAGAATTGATTTGAACTGTGTTGTTGCAAGCGTAAAATCCGGACAACAATGGCAAACACGGAACCGGGTCACTGTTGTGAAAATAATGGGTGGCTGCATGAACCGCGTGTTTCTCGACCAGACGGTTATACAGGACTGAAAAGTCCCAGTTTCCTACTTTCGGGCTTCCGAAGGTAACATTGGACACGCGCAACCCCAAACCGTTCAACCCGTACAACAAACAAGGGGTTGCTAAAATAGACATTGCGCCACCCAGGCTGTGTCCCGTGAGAGTGACTTGGTGTATGGGTGACTTTTCATCCCGGAGATGCCGCTGCACTACGTCGAACAGCGCGTACTTGATTACGCCGTACATTTCATGAAACCCCGAATGCACCATTGGAACGCCGGACTTTGTTTTTGATTCTCGCTCTTCGTGCAAGTACAGCGGAGTGTAACAAATGTCGGTACACTTGTCCTTGTCCACGCGCACGTCAGTTAAAACGTCTCTCACCGTTTTGGTTCCGCGAAACGCAATAATGAGCTCGCCTTCACAGTCGCCTTCGCAGTCGCGTCGCATTGTTGCGTAAACAAACTGTGTGTCTGTGTCCCCAATATTGTAGTCACTACAAGAAAACACTTCAAACGGGGATACAAAATGCTGCTTAATTTCTTCCCAAACGGGGGCCCATTCTTCACACGCCGACGGCCAAAGCGAGCGTGTTGTGTTTAAAAATTTGATGTCCGCTTCAGATTGATACGCCAAAAACGAGAGAAATATCGCACGTATACTTTCACTATGTAATTTCGAATTCGTACTGAATGGTTTCATGGTTTTCATTTCCATTGGTGTGTATGTTATGTACTTGTATATTTATATTTATTTTAATTCTTGTTCTTCTTTTGGCGTTGTAGACTCTGGTTGGATAGTAAAATTCATACTGTTGAGAATATCCAGTTTGGCAATCGTTTTGTCCAAGTCACTTTTTCCAGTCCCGTGAAACAAGTAGTCCATTTTGGGCGACACTTCATTTTTTTTGATTTCGCGATAAACTGCGTCTATTTTTTGAACCACGTTGTTTATTTTGTCTTTGTAATCGGGTAAAATGATGTCTTGGCGCGTTGCGTACGGCTGTGTAAGCAAAGACACTGCAAAGTACAGCAAGTATCGGCGTTTTTTTTTAACTGCCAAAGTGAACCGAATGCAGTACAGTTTAAACAAGCACTCCACTATTTTTGAGGTTAGTTTTTTATCGGTTGACGCTGGTATTAAAGACGTTGGGATTAAAGACGCTTGCTTGTTTACGATTTGCCAAACAATCCAAATGGGGTCCATTTGCAGCTTGTCGTCTACAGGAACGTTTGCGCGGCGTTCGCACCGGCACGCAACTTTTTTATTCCTACAAATCGCATTGAACTCCATAATCCATTCCAGCCAGTAACACGCAAAGTGCGAACTACTGCCCGCCTCGTTTGACAAGTGAAACGCAAACTCGTTGAGCGCAATGAACAATTCGGGCGGGTCGCCTTTTATGAATACTCCTTCCAAGTAGTTCACGTGCGGCGCCTTCAACTTTTCGGACATGGTTGTAATGTCGTACTCTTCGGTTTTGCACACTTTAATGTTTTCGTACTGGTGCAGCTTGTTCGAGTAGCACAAAACCGAAACCATTTCGGCAAAGAGCGACCGAATTTTGGGATTGTTTCGCATTCGCAGCTCATTTCCCGTGTACCCGTTTACCATAACGCTTTTAAACGTTTCGTATCGCAAGTGAATGTAGGTAGGCAGTCGCGGGTTCGCCAAGTGCACGTACTTGCCCATGAAGTTCAGCAACGTTTCCCACAGTTCAATGAATTTTCCGGCGCAAATGAGTTCCGCCGACCAGTTGCAAGCGGGTTCAATTCGAGAGTTCGCCAACGATTTCAAAAGCGCCTTTGTAACATCGCTTAACTTGTATTTTGAAAATGTGATTCCGCGAAACTCGCTTTCGCTGCGAATGTCGTTGATTTCAGGAAATCCAATTTTCGAACCGCCACTCTCCATTCGGGTTATTTTATTTATTTTATTTATTATTGTAATAATTGTAATTATTGTAATAATTAAAATAATTACTAACCTCTGCCGCAATTGCAACACATGGTTTTTATAAAGTCGCTAGTGCACGTGGTGCGACTGGTTGGAAGGGCGCATTTAATATATACGTACGACGTATCGTTTGCAATACGGTAGTCTTCAAACGAACTTAACGAATCCGTGGAGTATTTGAAGTTTTTAGCGCCTGGCGTAGAGTCGGTTGTGGACGCGGATGTGTCGGAGAATGATGAATCGGATAGGGAGAGTGTTAACACCGTTGATGCGGGTTGACGACTTAACGGGTTTATGTTTGGGCTTTTTGAAGGATTCATATGATTTTTATGATTTTTATGATTTTTATGATTTTATTTTATGAGTTATGATTTTAGTTTTATGATTTTATTTTATGAATAAATAATAAAGTAATAAAATTAAAAATTAAACTAAAATAAATTAAAATAAATGCAAGCTTTACGAGACACTCTGACGGCCGGTACAACGGGAAAATGGTACATACTGTTTGCGCTCATGGTTGTGATTTACTTATTGGTTTGGATAAATCGAAACTTTGCGCCGAAACACAACAGTATAGAGGGCTTTGCAAACAAGCAAACCAAACAGTTTGAAACAAAAACGGGTAGCGCGATTTACGACGATTTTTATGCTGATGTGTACGACGAACTGTTTTTTCAACCCAATAAGCTGGATTACGAAGTGTCCTCTGTTATCAAAGAAGCGGACTTGGCGCCCAACGGAACGCGCGTTTTAGATATCGGCAGCGGCCGCGGACATTTTGTTGACAAAATGAAGCAAGACGGCTACTCCGCCATGGGACTGGAAAAGTCCAAAGCAATGATAGACGTAAGCAAGCGCATTCATCCTGAAAGCGAAATCAAACATGGAGATGCCATGGACCCAATGGCATTTCCACCCGAAAATTTTACGGTAATTACGTGCTTAACGTTTACCGTGTACTACATGCCAGACAAGCGCCAGTTTTTTGACAACTGCTTCCAGTGGTTGTCGCCGGGTGGCCACTTAGTGGTGCATTTGATAGACCGTGAAAAGTTCGACCCCATGGTTCCCGCCGGAAAACCGTTTTTTCTTATTTCTCCGCAGAGCCAAGCAAAAAAACGTATCACTGGCACATCTGTAAAGTTCGAAACGTTTCAGTACAAGTCCGACTTCAATCTTAAAACTGATAATGACGGGGTTCTGACGGAAACGTTTACGGACGACGCAACCGGTAAAGTCAGGCAAAACATTCACAAGTACGACATGCCGCACCACAAAGCCATTGTTAAAATTGCAAAAGAAACGGGGTTCATTGTCAGCGCGCACGTCGATTTGGTACACTCCATGAACGAGTACCAGTACTTGTACTTTTTCAAACGCCCCAACTGATTGGCCTGCTGATTACGAGTACATCTTACTGTTCTCCACATTGCGCGTGACCTCTTTAATGAACTTGTCGGTATCCAGAAGTTCATCAATGTTTTCTTCCCATCCCATGCGGTACTTGAACAAGAATCCCACCAGTCCCGCCATGGTAATGTGTTTACTTTGAATGTACTTGTAGAACGCCTCAAAGCTCTTGTCCACCACGTCCTGACTTTCTCCCGTTTTCTGCATCATGTCCACGAACAAATTGTGCACGTCGGTTTTTTTCGGATAGTTCATGTGAATAATCATGTCGGTACGACCTTGACGCAGCAACGCATGGTCCAAGTTCTCGGGGTGGTTGGTGGTAATGAACGAAATAAGCCCTTTCCGGTAGCACACGCCGTCCAACAAGTTGAGCAAGTTGCTGAACGTGAAAAACTTGTTGTCCTGGGTGCCCGTGCGCTTTTCAAACAAGCAGTCAATGTCTTCAATCAGCAGCAGGGACTTTTCCGGAATGTCGCGAAACGCAATCAGCGCAACGCTGTTATCAATGTCATGGTTTATCGAAAAAATGCACAAGTTGTACCCGATTTCTTTGCACAGCGCCTTTACAATACTTGTTTTGCCGCTTCCCGGAATTCCGGTGAGCAAGTAGTTTTTCTTGTACGGGATTCCGAACTCGTCGTACTCTTTTTCATTGGCGATAAAATCCACAATGTCCTTACGAATGCGCGACTTGGCTTTGGCGTCAAAGTACACGGTTTTCAACGTGCGCGACGGAATTTTATTGTATCGAATCCACTCACCGTACTTGTTCATGATAAAAATGTGTAGCTTTGTGTCGTCCTTCTCGTTCAGTTCGCCGTACCTGTCCGCTTCCACATAAAAATCGTGAAAATCCTTGCATGACGACGACACAATCTTGAGGGACTCGTATTTTTCAGCGGCGTCTTGCGTACCCACGATTGCTGACTCTTGCGTGTATGTGACCGTTAAAACCACACCCGGCTTATACTCGTACCTGTATGCACCGTAACCAAGTATCATGTACGCGCTGTCGCCTCCGTCGTACTTGTAGGGTCGACGTACTACTTTGAATGGGATGGTCTTGGGCTCTTGAGGGACGTTCAACGGGGTCACGCGTTCAATGGTATTGTACATGAACGACAGAATTTGTGCAATTACGCACGACGACTCCACAAAATATTCGTAATGCCCGGTTGGAAGCACTGCAAAATTTATTTTAATTTTTATTTTTTCATCGGTTTCAACGGTTTCAACGGGTTCAACGGGTTCAACGGGTTCAACGGTTTCAACCGCTTTTGTATCTGCATTTAATTCACTTAATTTAGATGCGTCCATTGTCGGTTGCATATATAATATAATACATACATACATAACACACTCATGTATTTAAGTGCGTTATGTATATTATTTTGACACCGCTCACTACAGTGCAGTTGGTTCTACGGTAGACTCTCCTAGTTCGTCAGCAGCATCAGCCGCAAACAATTTGTTTACGCCATAAAACAAATCCACAGGAGGCACGGCGTTGGAAATATAGTGAAGCACGTCGGAAAATGTTACTTTAGGCGACGAACCATGCTCAGCTTTTGTTTGTTCTGTTTGAGAAGAATGAAACGTTTTTCTTGCACAGTATACGTCTTTGTGCAGCCCATATAAAATAGCTTTTATGTACTTGCTTCCACATACCGCGTGCGTCACGGTTTTCATTATGAAAACGTCCACGTATTTGGAATACACGTATTTGGCATATTCCAAAACGCGCGTATTGAATTTGTTGAATGCATCTGCATCTTCAGGAAAAAGTGCCAAGTGCTGTTTGAGCTCCTTTGACCGTTTCAGACTGCAGTACATGAAAAACATGCGAGCTTGAGCATCCATCGGCGTTTTTTTTGCGGTTTCGTATGCGGGATTCCTCAATTTGAAACTCCAACCGGTGTGCTGCGACCCGTGAAAAACTACTCCCATCACGCGATATGGAGTTGTTCCGATAGGGTTTGCATACTTCATGTACAGTGACGAAAAATTGCAGTCGTGTGCATAATTTCTAGGCACGTAAAAACCAGCACCCTTCCAGTCCACTGCATTTCGAGGATGACGTGTAACAGTAAGCGTTTCGTTGTTGACAGTGTATGCCGCAATGTAGTAAAGTCGCGGTTCAATAATGGGTGCAATCATCGGGTTTTTTGGATGTTGCAATACGAGACTGTACGCATACTTCGGGTTCAACGTTGTTAGGTCGATTTTGTTTGCCAAAATCGCTTCCAAAAACAAGTGACGGAATGTTATTGGGACCGACGTTTCCGTGGTAGGGGCCGGAACAAACACACCCGCTCCAACCACACCCTTTGTTGAAATCTCCCATCCGGACAATGTCAGCGCGTCCAATGGCGTCGTGCTTGTTGTTGATCCTGGAATAGGAATTGGAACATTAGATGCCGCGGCGCGAAACAAGTGAAACATGGTGCCTTCAACAAATTCTTCTACATGAGAAAACGTCTTTGAAAAGTCAGAGGGGGATAGCAAGTTCAATGCTTCTAAGTCAGCGCCGTCATTGCATCGCAGCGTTTTTGGCGGCGAGTAAGAGACAATTTTTCCATCTTTGTCCAGAACTAATGACCGAAATAGACCGCGTCCTTGAATGTCTGCGTCTAAACATGCTGGTGACGATGAAGAGACCGATGCCGAGACACACGCAGACACGTGTTCACTAACGTACAATGCGTCCGCAGAATACATGGGATGAAATACGTTCTTCGTGTATTTTAACACGTAATAAAACCCGGTCGGAGTCTTCCACTTTTTCATGGTCATACTTAGAGTGTTCAACAGCGTTGCTGTTTCCGGATGTTTATCATCAAAGCCATTTTTACGCAACATTCCAAACAACCGCTGAATGTCGCTACTATAACACAACTTATAGTCGGTGCTGTACCCGATTTCATTAGTAGTGGGCATTATTTTTTGACGTAAGACAATATTCGTATTGTTTATATTAAATAATATACGCGCAACCTTTAATATGTTTACATACAATATACAACACAGTAACAACAACACAGTAATCAGCCAGCCACAATCACAATGACCAGTATCGAGATAGAATTTATCAAAACATCTACGTACGTGAATAAAAAAACGTCAGAGTTTGAAAAAAAACTGGGTGCAATGCGTGATATGCATGACTCATGCAAGTTAGGTGTTTCTGAAGATGACAACGCGTTGTATATCGATAAACCCTCTATATTTCAAGGCGTGTCTAGGTGGTTCTACGGACAAAACCGAGCAGTAATAACGCAATACCTCTACAAAGAACTTATGGAAAGCGACGGTCTCCTTTCACTGGTTAAAACGTTACGTGACAAGTGTGCCGAGTTGTTCATGTACTGTCCTACGAGTCACTCAAAATACACGTCTGTGCATTACTATAACACACTGTCCATATCCAATGACACGCGCAGCATATTCAAATCACTGTGCGTTCAAAACATCGAGCTACTAAACGTGGTCGCACACGGACTTGGTAAACTATACGTAACGTACGAAATTCAGAACCCGGACCGCGATAGCGATGGCGATGCGATTCATGTGCCATATTTTTATGACCCTGCGCGTAAATATAGCTTAACCGAACGAGTGATTAAATACATTCAAGAAATGCAAAAGAGAGTAAAATTTGAACGCATAATGTTGGAAAGCGTATTAGATAAATTCAATACGCTAGAAGCCATCCCACCCACCTAGCCTGTTAGCAGTTCTTAGTTAGGTCATAAGTTTATATATTATTTTCTCATATTATAAATATAAGACATAACTAATTATTATGAATATAAGCATTCCATGTTTATTAAGTTTGGACTTCTTGGGTGAGAGTCCATCTGTGGTATTTCACCCTACCGCGAACCCGCCGCTTATGGCGACTTTCACCAGAACTATCGTCAAATTGTGGCTACTGTCCCCTGACAACTCGCGTGCTACTTGTGTGAATACTATTGATATGTTTTACGGAATTCAATCCGTATTGTTTCACCCTACGGTAAACCCGCCGCTTCTGGTAATCAGCACTAACTTTGATGTGCAACTGTGGCAACTGTCCCCCGACAATTCGTCCGTGATTTCTTTAGAGATAATTCAAACACCACACAATGATTTTCAATCTATCGCGTTTCACCCTACAGCGAACCCTCCGATTCTAGCAACTGGTCGTGACGGAGAAGTGACATTGTGGCATCTATTATTATCAGTCGACGATTTGAAGCGAACAGGTGCGGACAGCCGGTTTACGCAGTGGCCTTTCAGCTGCGTGAGGCGATTCGCAGATACTCTGTTTGTGCGGAGGCGGAAAATCAAGCATGGTCCGAATTCGGTTTACCGTATGGCGTTTCACCCTACAGCGAACCCGCCGCTTCTGGCGACTTGCAGCGAGGATATCGTCACATTGTGGCTGCTGTCCCCCGGCAAAAAATCGCATGTGACAATTGATTTAGGTGCTGGTGCTGATAAACCTGTTAAATGTTTGGAGTTTCACCCTACGGCTGACCCACCGATCATGGTGACCAGTTTTCATGACCATACCGTGAAGCTGTGGCAGCTGTCTCCCGACAACACGAGTGCTACTTGTGTGGTGATTCTGGATGGTTACCATGACTCCGTCTCGTTTCACCCTACTGCGAACCCACCGATTCTGGCAACCGGTAGCGAACGGTCCGTCAAGCTGTGGCAACTGTCTCCCGACAACACGAGTGCTACTTGTGTGGCGACTCTGGATAGTAGCAATAGAGGGCACTACAGAGCTGTTAAATGTGTTGCGTTTCACCCTACAGCGCCCCTTTTGGGAACCGGCGGCGATGATGGCGCCGTCAAGATCTGGGACTGTCGTCAGTTGACTACCCGGGGGCAACTTGCGACAGCGTCGCGAGGGTTTGGCGCAATGTCAAGACTTCTCTCCCAAAGACTGGGTCATGACCCATCAGTACATCACACACTTGCATTTAAAAAAAACCTTTTGAAGGGTATACTTACTAACACCACAAGAAAATCGTTAGCGCGTATGCTTCAATCCACCGATATAGCGAACTGGATGAAACAATATTTCTCCCATGGCGCACGTGCGCCCGGCATACCCGGCATCATGCGGATGAGTAGTAAACTTGCGGTTCCGCAATTTCCTTTGCAGACTAAGCAGGTGCTGGCATTAAAAAATGGCGAAAGCCCAAAAAAAACTGGGTCTAAAAGCCCTAAGGGTTCTAAAAGCCCTAAGGGTTCTAAAAGCCCAAAAAGCCCAAATGGCAGTAACGGTGGTTCGAGGCGGAGAAAAATAAAATCAAAAACTGTAAAAAATAAAAAATAAAAAATATATTTTAATGTAAGTTATATGTAAGTTATAAGCTTTATTATTGTTTATTTTGTTCACATTTAATTATTTATAGTCCAACTTTGCCCCCAATTTGCCTTTATCTTATACAAATCTAAATTGGGATAATATTCCACAATCCGCATAGTTCCTGTGTTGTAATAATCAGTTGGTCCGGTATATTGCCAGCCATCATAGTTGTCTAACAGTACATTATTTTTGTCATTTTTGAACATGATATCTTCAAATTCAACAATTTTTTTTTTGAATGTAATATCAACTGGTTTATTGGTTTTTATGCTATGTAAAAAAGAACGGTGTTCATTAATCCAAGACTGACTGTAAAATCCGATATTATTTGAAAACTTTTTGTTTATTCGGATGCTTGTCATGTTTTCAATTTTTACCTTTTCAATGATATCAAAAAATCGATTCCCTATTTTACATGTGTCGTGTAAATATAAATACTTATTTCCAACATCATTTGAATAAAGTTCGCTTAATGCTATGAATGATGTAAAATCCAATGAGTTGAAGTTGCATTTTATGTATGTAAAATTTTCAGCTTTATCAAATTCATAGTCCGGTAACTCATAACACCCGCCAATAAAAACAATAATTTCATATTGTTTATATCGCAGGTCGTTTTTGATGCTGTCAACCAAATGGGTCAATGCTTTTTCTGAAGTTAGGTTAGTGTTTATGACAATTGAGAGATTGTTGCTATGCATTTTACAATTACATTATATATACACCACACTATAAATTTATTACTAAAAAACAATATTTTCATCAATCCATTTTTTTATGGACGTGTTTACCGGAAATAAAATTTGATTTACGCCGTTGATGTAATGCAAATAATCTTCTTGTGAACCATCGCTTCCGGATGTTGGGTCGGACCCGTGCCCATGTCCTAACATTAAAAGCACGTTATGTATTACAACCAAATCACGTTTTGAGTATTTGTCAACAATTTTACAAAATACAGCATCAATACTGTTACTGCTGCTGCTGCTGCCGCCGCTGCCGCCACTGTTACTTCCACTTTCGCTTGGTACTGTGCTAGACCCCGAACCCGAACTTATAATGTCCATTGTAGCTGCTGAACCAGCACTGCCGCCGTGAGTATACTCCAATCGATTCACTGCAATTTGTTTGTACATGTTCAGCGTGTGCAAAATGTGTGGTCGATTCGTGTTGGTGTATGTACGAATCAACTTTTCCAAACCTTTTGCCGCATTGGATACCAGTAGCGAATATAAATCGGGCATTTCCGTTGACAAGAACGCATAATATTTATTGAATCGCGTAAACACGTTGAACAAGTAGCACAAGTCGTCTTGGGTGTCGCTGTTGTACCACCGGGCCATAGACTGGGTGTAATCCGGCGGTTGAATGATGAGCATGTTGCCTTTAATTGCCAGCTTAGTACCCACCGGATAAAACGACAAAAATCCTACTTGTAAAATGGCGTGTAGCGGTTCTAAAATGGTTTCAAACCGTTCTTTTGACCGTTTTTTATTATTTCCGGTAATTGAATACAACATTTTCAATGCGTTGGCCATGAGTTCTAAATCACTTATGTCAATTCGAGACGTTAGACGTAATATTTTGTACAAGTTGTTTAATGTTTAATGTCTATATTGGATTGTGTTTATATTTTTTATGTTTTTTATTGAAAACAAAACATAAAAAATGTTTTTTTTATGTTTTTAATTTTTTTTCATTTTTACATTTTCGATTTTTACATTTTTGATGTTTACTTTTTCGATTTTTACTTTTTCAATTTTTACTTTTTCGATTTTTACTTTTTCGATTTGATTTTTTTCCTTTTGATTTTTTTCAATATTATTTACTTACTTCTCTTACCTCTTACATTCTTACCTCACAACTCACCATTGATAAACATTGACATGATGGTCGGGGTTGATGTGTCAAATCCAGCCAAGTTAAGCGTGTTTTTGTCTTTCGGGTCCGCAATTGTCAAACAGTTGCTCGTCATTCCAACCACAATGAGTTTGGCGTCAATTCCCATGACCGCCCGGTACTGTTCAAGTGCTACTTGAGGATGAACCGTTGGTGCGTATGTTTCGGAATCGGTGTAGACAATGAATGCGTCGATTGGAATGCGGTGCTCAATAGCGTGTTTCATTGGCATGGCACAATCGGTCCCCCCAAATGGGCCATTCGTTCCGCGGATTGCATCATCCAATGTGAGTCGTGGGGTTGTGAATACGTCCTTGACATTTTTGAACGTGGTTGTGAACGAGTAAACGTGGGTGTTGTCTCCAATTCGACCATTCTCATCGCGCTCAGCAAGAACAGTCGCCATGGCCATTGCAACCGACCCTTCACGACATGTTACGCTAGTTGACCCTGCGCAAAACGCCATCGTCATACTTCCAGACACGTCGAGTGCAACCATGATGCGTTTTCCAGTGCGAGGAATGTTTCCAAACGCCATCACAAATGCATTTGAAAGAGCAGTTACGATGTAACTGTCTACTGGCCACGTCATGGAACCTAACTCTCCTGCACCCTTTGAGTACACTTTCATGGCAACTAGTATTGCAAACGGATGCAACTTGGAATCGCGGATTTGTTTCTCATTCCCAAGCATCGAAATGATTTCTTGCCGACGACTTGCAGCTACGCCTATATTTGAAAGCTTACCCAGATTTCGAATGAGTGCGGTCATGCCCATGTCTTTCAACAAATGGGTCCATATTGCAGGACTTGACATGAGATGCGTTGGCAAATGTTCGCGTTGAACACGGCGCACGTTTGTCATAGTAGCAATTGCTGCATTTGGCGTGATTTTTTCGGTTGAAAGCTGTATCAATGCTTTAAGAAACCTGGCGACAGAAACAACCGGGGACTCTTGAACTTTATCTCCACACGTTTCGGCTTGTGGGGCGGTTACGGTTGCGGTTACGGTTGTTGTGGCAGATGATAGTTCTGGCGCTGATGGAGCGGAAACTTCACGAGCAAAGATGACAAACTTTGTAAAATCAGTGAGTGATGACTGCGGTGAATATTTGGTTATAACACTTGGGATGGTTTCATTGTGAGAAATAGTGAAAGGTATTGAACCAAACTCGGAAATCTCTGTTGCAGGCAACCGAAACTCCATGTACTTTCCAGCGCCGATGCTGGCCAATACTTCAGACAGCTTGGAAAATGGTTCGTTGGTTGCAAGCGGTAGTGTAACCATTTCTCCTGCCAAGTCACCTGTCAGTAGTCGGATGTTCAACTTTACCACAACTGGTGTTGGTGTTGGTGTTGGCGTTGGTGTTGGTGCGGGTACTGCTTCTTTCGGCGTCGGTATAGCCACTGGTTTAGGGTCTGACTTTAGAACAGTCTGTGGTGGAGTTTCAATCCTTTGTAAGCGACTCAGAAATTCGGTGCGCGCATTGGATGCCGGTATGATTTGTCCCGTTTTGGTAGTTCGTTCCGGCCTGTCTTCTTTCATGAACCACTCCAATACCATTCGAGCCCCATCGTCGTGCATTGCACCTGGGTTGATGTGCAACAGAGAAATGATGTCCTTGTGGGTCCATCCTTCACGGTTCTTGTATTTGGTAAGTAGAACTACCAGTTCTGGTCCAGTTCGACTGGTGTAAAGCTTTGTGAATGCCGTTCGAACACCTGCACCCATACCTTTTCCAGGGTTTTTCTTATCTTGTGACAGGTCGCGAATGTACTTGAGAAGCATGAACCAGTGGGTTGGAATACGGCACACGTCTTGAATTGCCGCCAGTGCATCGCGTTTACATTCAGTGTCTTCTGAAAACACGACAACAGCAGCAAGTGACAGCATGGTCATTTCCTGTTTAGCAGCACGGCCTTTTACAGAAACGTCCACAATGTCCGCAATAAGGTGTTTGCACGTGACTGGATTTTCCACTGCCGCGAGAATGCACCTGGAAACACACGTTGAGATTTGACCGCCCGTCTGGTAATAGTTTCCGTGTTCGGACTTGCTTCCAATAATGAGGTACCGCATCCATTCTTGTTCAAGTGGAAGTGAAAACGAGAACCCTCCGGCGTTGTTTGCCACTTGTCCGGGAAGACCAATCGTTTGCGGGATTTTTGCACGGGCTTCAAGTGTTTGATTTTTTTGGGCAGACATTGCCTTTACAACCGTCGATTTTGACTTTGAAGACGTTGATTTATTTCCTGGCATTGTAATCTATATGTCGTTATTGTTTTTCTCTATCGATGTAATGTCATATATATGACAGTCAACATCTTTATATCAATTTTTTTAATAAATGTTCGTATTTTTAAAATAAAAAATAGAACTTAAACTCATTGTATGCAGGTATAATAACGCATGCATATCGGTTTCAAAAAAATGACAGCTTGTAATCGAAACGGTGACAATGTCCACGACAATGATATTATTGTAAACCAAATTGTATCAAATGTTACAAACTATTTAAAAAATAAGAGCACTCCATATATTACTGTGGATGGAACAAACGTAACAAGTATAAATATGAAGAAAGGCGATGTCGACATTGACACAAATGGTATAATACAAATTGAAACCATTCACGTAAATATGACAGTGAAATGCATTGCCGACTTGTTACGCATTTGCGAAACATACGAACTTGCAGAAAACGTCCAGTACAATATTGACATGAAAGCGCTGCATAAAATATACCCGCACTTATGCGAACTAAACAATATGATTGGCATGAATGCAATCAAGCAAACCATAATTGACCAAATTATGTATTTTGTTCAGCGACTGCATTTAACACCCGCCGTAGAGAATACGGTCACTGACCCCCTCCCTCCCGTTCACATTACAAATTTCAAA